TGTAATCTTTTTTCAAGAGCATTGGATAAAGCAATATTATATGCACTACCAGTACCAACTTGTACTCCAGATTTAGCAAGAGCAACTGTAGTTTCTCCTTTTACTTTTTGATAAGTTTTATTAAATTGTGCAACATCAAATTCTGCTTTTTGCTCTATCTGTGTAGCTTGACCTTCTAATACTGCAGCAGCTCTATTATTTGCTGCTTGATTATATTTACCAATAGCACCTTGCTGCTTGTATTGCATTAAAGAAGTTCCACCTATAACTGCTGCGGAAACAGGATCAGCTAATGTTAATGGTCCTTCGTATTCATAAGAATCTTCTTCTATAATATTATCATTTATATCATAAACAATTTTGTTATAAATTTTCATTAGAATATCCTCGCATACATATATTGATCAGAACCATCAAAACCAAATTTTCTCATTAAACCTTCGTTTTCTAAACCTAACCACTCTGCAAATCTTTTACCTTGAGTAAAATCTTTTCTAATTGCAGTTTGAACTCTTTTTATATTATGTTCTTTTGCAACTCTAGCAAAATCTTTTTTAATTGCTTTAGCTACACCTAAAGGATGTTTCCACATATCACTTGATGCTATAACCCAACCTTCTGCAACTTGACCCCAAATCATTTTCATACCAGCAGCAAAGATAGGTTTATTATTTACTATACCTGTAAAAGCTAAATGATCTTGTTCTAAATTTTTAGCATCACCTTCAACATTAATATAATGTCTGTCTGCTTCTAATATTTTATGATTCATCTGATATGATAATATTATTTTTCCATGTTCTTTTGTGTAAGGTATTATATGTAGCATATTATCCATCATTTGTCTGTAATCTTGGGTATAACGATAAAATTGTAAAAGGTAAAGGTTGAGTTTGTCTAACAAAGATAAAACCATCTGTTTCATAGTTTCCTCTAAACTCTACCTCTTTATCTCCTGTAAATGGAGGTATACCTTCATCCATTAAATTAGTAGAACTTCTAAATGGTATTCTTTCTAAATTGTCTAAATCTGGTCCAACTTCTACACCAATCGTTTCAAACATTCTAACTGTAATATCATATATTCTTTTTGTTTTACCTTGTGATGTACCATTTTGTGATCCAGCATTTAATCTCATAGTTTGTAGTAAAGATGTATATGCTAAACCTACCTTAACACTTGTTGAAGAACGATCTAAAGTAATACTACCAGAACTTACAGTTTTGTCTGGGTGTGATGCACCATTAGCTAATATAGAAACTGTTTGTCCTTCAAGGTGGTCTAGTCCAGATATTGTTGTAACAGCACTACCACTATAACTTAATGCACTATCTAAAAAATTAAATGATGTATTATCTGTTTGATCAAAATCAAATACATTTAATATTTCTACAAATCTTCTAGTAGCACCATTGATTGTTCTTTTAACAATTACATAAACTTGATATTCAGTATCGTCAGTTGGAATAACCGCAACACTTTCACATACTGCTTTACCTTCATCAGTTTTTGCTAATCTAGTAGAATCATCTAAAGATGTAATAGTTAAAAATCCTGTAGACAATGGTGATGTTTCTGTAATCGTAACTACATTACTACTAACTGTTGCTGTAAAATTAGAATCAGCATCTATTAATGTTTTTAAGTTTGTTGCTGTTTGATTATTACTAGATGTAGTATGAAATTTTCCAGCAGTAGCAGATGTAGCGGATGTAAATGTTGTAGTTGTACCATCTGCTTTTGTTAAAACTATTCTTGTGCCATTTGCTATATTTGCAAAATCAGTAACTGTAATTGTAGCATTACCAAATCTGCCACCAAAAATATGTCTGTGCCAAGCTGTTACTTGTTGTTCTCTTTGATAAGTTAATCCTATTAATTCACCATCACCTCTAACCCCATAAACAATTTGATTAGGTTCTTGTTGATATGCAATCTGTGTTAAACCACCTTCACTAATGTGTTCGGCAAGAATAGTCATATCGGGTGCAATGTAACCATCTACATCAAAGTTATAAGCTAGTTCTCTAATTTTTCTTTTAGCTCTTTGTAAAAATAATGTTGCGTTACCTACAGCTATAGCATCTACATTAGCTGAACCATGATTAGATTGTTTTTTAATTAATATGTTTGTAGGTGTAACTGCACTATCTGTTCCACCACCACTTACTGTAAATTCACCACCGGCTGTACCAATAATTAAAGTTCTTGTTGCTGTCATAAATCTAATAGCATTAACTTGGTTAGATGCGATTGTGTAAATGATTGCATCATCATCAGCTATTGTTCCACCAATGTTTGCATCCATATTTTCATAATCACCGGACTTTGAAAAAAATATTGTTTGCGGTTGATTAGTTGTTCCGGCAAATACTAATCGTTGTTCAAAAAAGGTTACGCAAGAAGGATGACCTGTAGTGTCAGAGAAAGCTCCTAGTTGCCAATTAGCTGTAGCATTTGCATTATCTAAAGCTGTTAAAATTTCTATAGTTGCATTAGTTGTATTTGTAACAGCAGTTATCTTTGCATAACCATCATTTAAAAAAACAAATCTACCAACATCTGTTGCAAGAAAACCACTACCACCATTAATACCAGTAACTGCAGAAGCAACTAAAGCTATACCTGTACCTACTGCTGCTTGACCCGGATTTAAAGTTGTATCTGTTGTATTAGCATCTTGCATTGGTCCTTTAGTAAAATCTACATCTGTTAATGTCCAAGCAGTATGACCAGTACGAGATAGTTTTTCTACCTCATGTTCTGGATGTGTAATGTACATTACGTCTGCCGATTGTGCGAACTTAATATCAAATAGTTGTGCAGTAGTATAAGGTGTAGTTAGTTCAAAAACTTTATTAGATACACCGCCAGAAGTGTAAGTAGTAAATGATGAACTGTCTATATCAACTCCATCTTTATCTTGTAGTTCAAATGTGTTTGTTGTTTTGTCTGCAACTAAAAATCTTTTACCATTAACTTCTGTCATTCCTCCAACACCAGTAATAACTATTTCATCACCATTTGAATAACCATGTGAAGTTGCTGTTACTACTGCAGGGTTAGCTTTAGTAATTGCAGTTATAGTTTTATCTCCTTCTAATACAGCACCACTATCTTTGTACACTCTCATTTTTAAATTAGAGAACTCCAACATATAAGTTTGCGTTGTAGAAAATTCAAAAGGTATTAATCTTGTTTTGTTTGAACTATTAGCAACTTCTGCAATAAATGTAGAACCGGGTCTACGAGCTGCTGATCCATGTGGATATACTACTAAATTTTCTAATGTTGCACAGCCAGAACTATATTTAGTTAAATCTGTTCTACCATCTAATCTTGGCGATAATTCGCCACCTGTAAAGTTTGTTAATTCAACTGCAACTCTAGCCATGGTCTAAAACCTTGAATTAATAAATGTACCTGCGTCTATAACATCTGTCATGCCTAAATCTTGTTCAACATTTTGACCTTCAGTTGAATCTATAAATCTAGCATCTTTTAATTTATCTTGAAACAAATTATACATATTTGTTGCTGTTGTATTATTAGAGGTAACTGCAAAAGCAATGTCCGAACCTAAAGCAGAAGATAAAATTTCTCTTAATGATTCATCATATTCATTGGGATCTGTAACTCTACTAATATATAATATTTTCATAGTTTCTGTATTACTTAAAATTTTTCTACCTTCTACTTTGTAGTTTGAATCATAATCTAATATACGAAGTAATCTTAAACAATCTGCCGGTAAGGTATAAGCATATTTAAAACCCCATGCAGGAGCTGTTGTATCTTGTGCTAGTTCAACTCTTTTTTGTAAACAGTTCCAAGGGTGTGATCTAAATACACTATCTCTTACTTGAGTGTATCTTGAATTGCAAAGTCTTGCATTTTTTGAATCTTCTGTAAGTGAAAGAATAGTTGTTGCACCTAATTGATTTAATGCTCCATTACAAATGTCTACTGTTGATGCCATATCACTTCCTTATAATATACTTGCGTCTTATTTGTCTATCTTTTTCTAACGCAAATATTTCTTCTTCTGTTCTCTCTTGTTTGGTATCAAAACCATAATGATATTTATTATCATGTTTAAATCTATCTACCAACACATACCTATACACATAATTATCTTTTTTAAAATGTAATACAGGTTTTAAATCTTGTATTTTTTTCATGCACTCTAGGCGGCTTCCACTCTCGCTTTCACCGCCTAAAATTTTATTTATTAGTCTACAACGTAAAACATTGTAAGCTGAATTGTTCCAGAAGCTACTGCTCCTGTAAGAGTAACAGAGACAGGTAAACCATCTTTGTTAGCATCTACAACAGAGTTTTCGCCTAATGCAATAGTGTTCGCAACATTAGCAGCTGAAGCTGAAGCAGAACTTGCTGCAGCTTTGTAAGCATCAGCATCTAACGCAACAGTAGAACCTGCTGAATTAGTATGTGCTGCATAACCAACTGATAATTGAGTTGAACTATTTAAAGCATCATGTGCTAATCTACCAGATACAATTCTTGCACCATTAGGTAAATTAAACATTTCAACAACATCATTAATCGCTAGAGAAGCTGCTTCGTATTCTGCGAAAGCAACTCTTACTCTACCCGCTAATTCTGTAGTCTCTATCTTTTCTGAAGGAACATTCTGATTCCATTTAGTCTTTTGAACTGAATAAACTGTAGCCATATTTTCCTCCTATTATGCTTCTGTACAAGTTATACCAATAACTTTCGCTTGTTCCATTCTAGTAGCACCAATGCTCATGCAGTAGTAAACTTGAGTAGCATACGATTTGTCTGCTCTTTCGTCTATTCTTGCTGAAACATCTTTACCAATTCCTAGAGTGATACCATCTTGTGCGAAGGCTATGCAAGTTCTGTCATTACCAGATTTTGCAAGTCTATTGGAAACTGTAAATTTAAATCCAAGAAAAGTATCAATTTCGCCTTGGACAAGTGCCTTGACTGTATTGAAATCTGAACTTGTGACTTCTGTTACATTTAAAAGATTATTGATCTGCTCCGGAGACACTACAATGTGTCTTGGGATTGAAGGATCAACACTAGCTAAATCAAACTTTTCTTTAGCTTTCGCTAATTTAGGAATGTTTAAGCCAGTAGTTGAGCCAACATTAGCTGCGATTGCAGTTTGTGCGGCTTCAGTACCAGAACCAGTTTCGCCTGTGAAAGCTGTACCAGTTGCAGCAGCAATAATCACATCATCCATTGCTCTACCCATTGCCATAGCAGCGGCTTGTGCGTAAGATGATGTCGGGTCTATTAAGAGCCTAACTTTGTCTTGTTGATCAATAAGATCAGCATACTCATAGTCAGCTAAAGATACTCTTCTTCTTGAGTGAGGAGTGTCTATTTGCGGAGTGTCTGAGTGTCTGCTAGTTTTTAACTGAGCAGTTACCGAACCTACTTGGTCAAAGAAAGCATTTTTTCCGACAACACTTTCTTGTCTAACTTTGTCTCTTAATAATGATCCCATTTGTTGAGATAACATTTGTATGTTAGCAGAATACTGCTGTACAAATGCTGTAGTTATTTGTGATGACATAATTGTCTCTCCATTATTATTGTTAGTTTAAAAAATCAGAAAGGTTATCTACTCACATGAGTAGGCAATTCTTGGATTTAAACTCTTTTAGAGTAGAAGTCTATTCCTTCTTGCCAGTAAGGTTCTTACGAATTTTCTTACCTACTATCCAATTATAATATTTTTCAGCGGTTGGCAAGGGATCATTTTTCTGTTCATTAGAACCGACCTCCTTAACCAACCGCAATACTTCTAACCGAATTTCTTGATCATTAAGATTATTTATCTGCATTTAACATTTCTCTTAATGTATAAACTTGTTGTACTATTTTATCATGATCTGGATGTTGCTTATTCCAATAAGGTCCATCAGTATCATTAGTAATAGTTGATATTTCAGATTCAATATCTGCAACTGTATTTACATTCTCACTTTCAGTTGCAACAATTTTATCTTCTGACATCATATTTGCTATTTTTGCAAAGCCTTTAATAATTTCTGGATGGTCTCCAAGTCTTGTACCATTAGATAAAGTCATATCTAAAACTTCTGGATTAATATTAGCTTTAGCTAATGCACCAGCTTGTTTTACTTTACCTTCAAAATCTCTACCCCATTCTTGTCTTAATTGTTGTTCGGCTTGAGATTGAGCAGTTTCAGTATCTATCTTTGCTTGTTGTGCAGAGCCTTCCATATTATTTTTATAAAACTCTAATATACCTTGAGCTTGTTTATTATTTAAACCAAGTTTATGTGATTGTTCTGCAAAAGATTTAATTGCAGTATCATCAAAAGGAACAACATCTGATTTTACATCTAAAGCATATTTGTCTGCAGATTCTGGTCTACCTAATTTTGCATAGGCTTCATCCCATGCTTCTTGTGAAGAATTTTTTGTAGGTATAACTATTTTATCTTGACCAATCATTTTAGTTGCGTTGATATAACTTTTTGCTAACGCATCTATTTCTGTAAACTTTTCTATACTAGGATCAGCTCTATATTCTTCACTAATAGAATCTTTCCAAGATGATGTTGGTTGTGCAGTAGGTGTAGCTACTGGTGGTGTTGTAGGTTGTGCTGTTTCTGTAGTCGCTTGTTCTACAGGCACAGTTTCCTGTGTTATCTGTTCATTTGACATTTTTATTTTTCCTTATCGTTTCGTAGCATTGATTTAATAAATAGAATGACACTACGTTGTCCTTCCATATATGCACTTTCATGGCTATCACCTTTTATATTAGTGGTAGAATGATAATGACATCTTTTTTCAAGGTCAGACAAAACCTCTTTGCCTTCGTCTGTATTGAATATGTATGTATAATTTTTTTTTAATGCGGCTATAAATTTCTCTAGTTGTTTATCTTGTTTCATATTATTCCACTTCAGCATTTGCTAGAGCTTTTGCTTCTTCTGGCAATGCTTTCGCTAGTGGTGCTATATCTCCTCCTGCTTGTGCAACCTGTTGTAATTGTTGCATCTGTTGCATTTCTTGTTGTTGTTGTTGTGCTTGTTCTCTTTCTGCGTTTACTTGGTTTTGTGATTTTAATAATTTTTGTGGCATACCAACAATGTCTGCTAGATGTTTAACAAGATTATCAAAATTAACATAATCAAATACTGGTGC